TCTATAACTCTACTAAAAAAACCACTTATAAAATATGTTATATTATTACCTATACCTTGACTAATTAAGTCTATTTCTTCTATGATGTTACCGCTAGTATCTTTATGTACCCATCTAAAATTTACTGTATTTGTAGCACCACTTACATTTTTTATAGGGTAATCGTACGTTATGTCTACTTGTGTACTGTTAAACTGTGAAGTAAATTTATGGTTTGTGTTATTCCAATACGAAGGTTCGTTGCCTGGTAAAGTTGCGTATTGATCCCAATAAGTAGTAGCTATATTTGTATAACTTGTACCACTAAATTGTTCGTCGTAATTATATGCAGTTTTAGTATTTTGGTTTAAACTTATAGGTTGGTTTTTACCGAAATTAAAGTCCATATATAATTTAGTAAAATCTGTACTATTTAGAAAGTCTGAACTATACGTAAAATTAGCTTCTGTAATAATTCTGTCAAATAGATATTTACAATTTACAAAAGGTCTGAAAAAGTCTTCGTATTTTTCTAATTGTATGTTACCGTTATTGTCTACGTGACTACTACCGTTCCACTTTACCGCTGGGTACTTAACAGTATCTGCAGACCTATAACTACTTGTACTTGCTTGTAAATATGTTACTGAACCTGTTTGACTAGCTACTATATTAGATATTGTATAACTATGTTCTAATTCTGATAAATCTAAATCGTCTATTTGTTTATCTTTTAAAGTGTCTGCTAGTGTTATAGTGTCACCATATAAATTGACATTGTAGCTTATTTCACCTTCTTTTTCTGTTATATCTATTAGACTTAAATAACCGTCAAATATAGTATAACCGTTTTCTTTTAATATTGCTTTTGTTTTTTTGTACGGATGAAAACTAAAAACATCGTCTTTTACACTTTTTGTAACGTCAAATAAACTTGTAAATATTTTATTGTTACGTTTTGTTGCTGGTAGTTTAAAAGGTTTACTAAAACTTTGTTTTTTCTCGTGTATGTTTTTAAAATCATCTACACTTAAACTTAACGGTATATAACTTTCTTCGTATAGATCACAAATAACTTGTCCGTCCTTAAATATATCTACTGTAGGTGCACTACTTATATTTTCTCTTATTGATATTGCGTCTATTTCTAGGTTTGTATTAGAGGCATCTAAATAAGATAAAACAAAAACCATTGTAGTATTAGTAGCTGTGAATTGTGATATATGTGTTCCTACTGTTGTAGGCAGAGTAAAGTTACCTATAGTATCAAATGTAACACCACCAACTGTATATTGTCCTGTTGGTAAACCTATTATTGTAATACCACCCGCTGTTAATCTTGTTATACTTAGGTCGTATGTAGCGCCTACTTGTAAATTACTTATTTTCTGTACACAACCCGTGTGTCCTGAAGTACCACTACTTACACTATCAAAAGTAATTTTACCGCTTGAAATTGTAGGAGCTTGTACAGTTCCATATACACCACCTGTACTATACCACAAAGACCAATAATTTTGTGGAAAACTACCTTCTAAAAAATCTAAAGGTAAATTAGTTGCACTACTCATATTAAAAGTAACTGCATATTGAGAATTGAAACTAAAGTTAGATACGTACTGATTAAAAAAAGGTGTGCTAATAGTACTGTATTGACCTTCGTAGTTTTGCGGGTATAAAATTAGTTGTACACTCATTACATTAATTGACTTTTTTTAGTTTTATCTACTTCTATATTAAATGTATATTGTATTAATCTGTCGTTAGCTTTTGTTTTTCTTGTGTGCGAACTATTTGTAATAGTTGTAGGTTTTACATACTTACGTAAATAACCTTCGTTTGCGTCGTCTGTACTTCTTTGTTGTAATATATAGACGTCATTACTATTAAATAGTTCTTCTAACCATATTGCTTCTTCTTCTGTTATGTAGTCTGTATTTAGTGTTATACTTTCTTTTGTGTTATTAGTAAAGTATTTTTTACCGCCTGTATGTCCGTCCGGTCTAAATCTGCTTGTGTTCCACGTTCCCGTTATTTGTGTGTAACTTTTTCGTTGTGTATTAAACGTTCTAACAGACTTTTTAGTAAAGTTGTAATAGTCCCACCCCCCAAACTTGTTTAACCAAGTTAAACGTATTGTTTCGTAGTTCTTACAGTCTTCTTCTTGTTTGTAAAAATAGTATACTTGACTTATTGCCGCTCCTGTATCGTCTGAAGCTTGTACTGTATAGTAGTCCCAATTAGTTGGTATTGTTATACCTGCACCTTTCATATTACCTATACCTACACCTGCAAATTGAAATTTAGTATTGCTGTCGTTCATATAACCTGCGTGACCACCGTTTGAAGCGTTTACAGTATTTGTAATTACAGAACCTGTTGTAGCTCCGTTATAATAAAATTGTATTGCTAGTTGTTTTACGCTAGGGTGTGTTGCGCTAGCTGTACCTACTAAAAAGTCGTAATTGTATTGGCTAAAATAAGGTAGTGTTAAATAGTCGTTATCACGTAAATATTGTGTTGTAGGTGCGTTACTCGCAAACTTATCTGCACTACTATTCATAATAAAACCTTTATAGTTTATATTATAACCAAAATTACCTGTACTACTTAAATTTAAAATATCTGTATCGTATACTACACCGTTGTATACTAGTATTGTATCTGCTATAGTATTACTATTGTATTGTTCTGAAACTGTACCTGTAGCACTGTCTGCTGCTTCTATATTAAACCTTACTGCTACAAATTTAACACAATTTCTATTTGTACTAAACCTGTCTATTTGGTGTATTGTGTGTGGTGTATTTTCACTATATTGTACACCGTTATATTTTGATGTATTAATATCGTTTACATTATGTACGTCACCACCTGTATATTCTGCACTAACGTAATTTTGTAGTAACGGGCTAAGGTCAAATATACCATAACCTTCTGCGTTTGGTGTTACCTTTAAAACTCCTACTCTATTTGCTGCGTTTATAATACCACTAGTTTGTTTACTAACGTATACGTTTGCTATGTATTTTATTTTAAATTTGCTGTTTGCTGGGTTTATAGTTACTGCGTCGTACATTGTGTATATAATATTACTTGCCGCTGGTACAAGTCTATATCGTGGTTTTTGTTCTATAACTAAACTCATTTCTTAAATGTTTTTATTTCGTTTAATACGTCTGTTTTAAAGTGTGTGATCATATCTTTTTTAAACTTGTTAAAACTAAAACTTAAAGGTTGTGTGTAAAAACTTACGCCTGGTATTCCTTTTCGTTGTATAGACTTACTTATTAAGTATGCTAAACTTTTACTTTTTATAAACCTGCCTAAATCGTCACGTCCTTTTATACCTTTTTTGTTAATCCAACTTCTAATAGCTCCAATGTTAGGTGCGTTACCTAAACCTGGTTTAAATTTAAAAGGACTTAATTTTCTTTTACCGTTTATGTCGATATAGGTTCTACGTCCTTGTGTACCGCTAACCCCTTTGTTTACAAAAGCTGCATATTTACTAGCTAAAAATTTTATGTCGTAACCTTCTTTAGTTTCTTCTATTTTATACTTTAAAGACTTACTAAGTTTACCTGTTGTGTTTTTACCTCTTTGTTCTAGTATTTTTCTAGCTTGTCTTACAATATACCTACCGTAAGACTTTAAATAGTTTTCTATATTGTCGTATTTTAGTTTAAAGGCCACTAAACACTAGCTATAAATAATTCTACTTGTACGTTTGTTGAACTTACAGGTTGTACTTCTATAGCTGATAGGTCGTTAGTCATACTTGCCATTGCAGGGTCACCGTCCGCTTCTGCTACTGCTACGTTTTCGCCGTGGTATAATATATGGCTAGCGCCTGGTGTAAGTCTAACTTGATAATTTGTAGAACCCGTAGTAATTATACCTACAATTAATTCTTCTGCATCGTCTAAGTTAGTTACTCTAATATATCTTACATCGTTTAAGTCTATAGCACTTTCGCTAGTATGGTTAGCTGTAGCAAATTCTGCTATTGTAGTTATATTAGAATGTGCTGCCGTAAGTGTACGTTCTAAAGTATTATTAATACCTGTTGTTGTAAGTGTATTTGTTGAACCCCTATCCGATCCGTTAATTATTACACTTTCTGTAATTGTTGTTGTTAAATCTGCCATTTTATTTTTTATCTATTTGTTTTAATTTACTTATTGCCCAATTTATACCACTAGAACCGCCCCACGCATCCCACATTAAACCTCCACAACCTTCGCTGTATGGTACGTCTTTATTTTGTTGATGTCTTTTAAAACTTGCCATACGTGCTATAGTATCCCTACTAATAGGTTTTCTGTCTGCTAATTGTCTTGCTCTTGTCCAACCTACACGTGTACCGCAACTACTACCGTTTTCTTCTTTGTATTTTATTGCACGTTTAGCGTTGTTAGTTGCACTTTGTGGGTAATCTGTATAACTTTCTAACTCTATACTTATCTTGTCTAATTTATCTATTGCTTCGTTATAGTCCATATGTTATTTTTGGTGGTATTAATTGTATTGTTAATTTTCCTATTGTTATTTTGAACATATAGTTGTATTGTCTATTGGTATATTACAAGTGTTTAACTCGTTTTCTACTGTTATTGCAAAACTCATTACCCACCCTGTTACTGCGTTGTCGTATTCTTCTGTAAATGGTTCTATTGTAAAATCGTCATTTATAAAGTATCTGTCTTCTTCACCTGCTTCGTCGTTATACTTGTATAGTATTTCACCGTGTTTGTATATAGCTATTATGTCGTTCATTATTTCTAAACAGTCACTTAGTACTTCTTGTTCGTTGCTACTATCCGGTTCTACTAAATCCATTAAAAACAACTGAAAGTTAAACGTACGTTGGTGTAGTCCTACTGTAACGTTTACGGGGTTTATATGAAACAAAGGAAATAGTGTATTTTTTTCTAAGTCTATAGTCCATATATCACCACTTGTAACTGTTTTTATGTTTAGGTGTTTTTCACCTATACACTTTAACGTATCTATTACGTTGTTATAACTTTTATACCTGATTGCGTCTATACTCATCTTCTAATTTTTTATTGTAGTCTTGTTTATATGCTAAAAATGTTAAACACTGATATAAAGGTAATTTTGTTACCTCATCAAAGTTTAGTATGTTTTCATTTGCTAACATATATATTGTATTATACCACCCCCATTTTGTTTCTATTGTTTCACCAAATTTTGTTTCTTCTTCATTATTAGATCCTTCAAAGACTTGTTGGTATGTATCAAAAGTTCTCTCTCTAAATCGTAAAAAAAAACGCTAGCACCGTTAAAGTCCTTTACTTTTAAATGTTTCTTAAACAAGTTTGCCCGTTCTTCATTAGGTTCGTAGTCTTCTATTATGTATTTGTCGTTTACTCTTTGTTTTACTGGTCTGTATAATATACTTAGTATCTTATGTAGGTTTTTGTTTATGTCTTTAGTATATGTTTCTAAATCGACAAACTCGCCTAAAGTCATATCTACAAGTTTAGGGTGAAAACCGTATTGTACATCTTCTACAGTTATAAAGTGTTCTAGTTCTTCGTTTGGTTCTGTTTCTAAAAACGTCTTTATATGGTTTCCTAATATACCTACACTTTTCATATCTAAACCGTATATTTCTTTTTTAGGTATATCACTAATACAATTTAATATTTTAACTACTTGTTCTATATCTTTGTCGTCTTTACTATCTTTTAATGTTTTCATAAGTCGCATATAACGCCCTAGTGTTAATTCGTTCCAACTTGCCGGTATGTTAAAATACAACTTCTTCTTACCTTTTTGTAGTGTTACTTTCATAATATATAATATAAATTTGTTGTTTTTAGTTTACTGTACAAAGTACCTACCGTAGTTACTGTCTATTTCGTAATACATACGCATAGCTAAACAGTCTGCGTAGTCCGGTGACCTTCCTATAATAGCTTTAACTGTATCTTTGTCTACTATCTTGTTTTTATTGTCTTTGTCTTGGTCTTTAGATCGTACTTGTTCAAGTTCTTCTATAATATGTTGCCTTGTAGTTATGTTATCGTTTACTATTCCTACTTGTCCTTTGTTTACTAAGTCTGCTAACTTATAATAACATTGTGTTTTTAGGTTTTGGTAGTTTTCGTTTTTTAATGGTCTACTGTTATTTTGAAAACCTTTTATACGTAGTATGTCTATTAGACCACCTCCTAAACCGTCTTCGTCTGCTAGTATGTTATTTGTTTTAACACCTTCTTTTTGTTGTAGTGTCTTTATATACTCTGCAAGTTCTGTTATTGTGTTAGTGTCAAATGTTTTAATATTTAGTACTGTTAAACCGTTCCATAACATAACTACGCTTTTATCGTTACCAAATCTTGCTACGTCACAAGTTATATACTTATCACCTTCTAAACCCTTTTGACTAAATAGGTTTAGTATACTGTTATACTCTATTAGGTTATCGTCACTAGCGTCGTATTCCCAGTTACCAAATAACAAACGTTCTTTACTTAGTCTGTCTAGTTTTTCTAATTGTCCTTTATAGTGTATACTAACATATTCGTTATCGTCTACTAATGCTTGTATAAACTTTCTATAGTATGGTAGTGTATTTGTCTTTGCTGGTCTGTAGTATTCTGTATATACCCAATTCTTAGCTGGGTTACAACTTAAAAACATTTTAGGTATAAGTCCGTATTCGTCTAACTTATAACGTATTCTACTTGCTACTATGTTTTTTGCCTTTTCTGTTATTTGGTTACATTCGTCTATAAACGCACCTGTTATTTCTAATGAACCTAAACTATCAAAGTTACGATCTGAAGGATATAAAAATAAATCTTTAAGTATAACTTCTGAACCGTTAAAAAACGTAACTATATTTGTAGAACCGTTAAAGTTGTAGTGTTTACCTGCTTTTATATTCCATAAACTACATACTTCAAAAAATGTATTTAGTGTTGTCTTCTTTAGTGTGTCTAATTTACTACGACCTATTAAGTACCTAGTATTAGAGTGTTTAAGACAAAGTAGTATAATCCAAGCACAACCAAGAAAACTTTTACCACCACCTGCTGCACCCCCGTATAATACGTCTGTTGTTTTATTGTCAAATAGGTATTCTAACGCTTGACCTTGTGTTTTAGTAAATGTAGCGTCAATATTCAACCCCGTTTATCTTTACGTTAATTGTAATAGGTTCGTTATTACTTGTCAAATCTAAACTATCACCGTAACCCCTTTTACGCCCTCGTGTCTTTAAATAAAATATTGTAGCTTGTGTATTATTGTTTTTTATTTGTTCTTTTAGGTGTGTTTCTGCAAAGTCTATAAATTTACCGTCTATACTATCTACTTGTTTTTTAAACTCTTCGTCTTCTTTGTACCACTTGTAAAATTGTGTTCTACTTAGTTGTGCTTTTTCACAAGCTTCTGTAACAATACCTAAAGACTTTTCTAAAGCTTCTATTAGTTTCTTTTTATTCTCTTGCGTTCGTTTTTGTTCGTTTCCCATAGTATATAATATAAATACGTCTTATTTGTTTGTTTCTGGTTCTTCTAAGACAAAGTTAAACTCTGTCATAGCCCATACCCTTATTTGTTCGCAATAGTCTTTAAATTCACTTGTATTTAATTCTTTACTTGTATCTGCTATAAACATATCTTTTAGTATAT